TGAAAGTACGGCCCGCGCAGCGTCTTCAGCAGTTTGTCGCCGTACCGATGGCGCCGCTGCCGCACCAGCGTCCCCTTGCCCAGCCCGCCGCTGAACGACCGCTGGTCGCCCGGCCCGATCAGCACGATCCGCTGCCACTGCCAGTCCCACGCCTCCACGCACAGCACCGTCCGCTCGGTCTTGCTGCCGCTGCCCCACCCCTCGTCCGGCCGCGCCAGCCCCAGCGCTCGCGGGTCGACATCCTGCTCCTCAGTCGGCAGGTACACGTGCCCGTCCCGATCCAGCCGCGCGCCCCAGCGCTGCAAACATTCGTAGTACGGCATCTGCTTCAACTCGACGCAGCTCGTGAAGCCGTTCTCGTTCTTGGTGTAATAGAACGTCTCGGGCGGCACGTCCGTCGTCGTGATCGGGTACGGCTGCAGCAGCTTCAGCTCTTCGGTCCGCTCGTTGTACATGCGGTCCCGCGCGTCGTCGTCGTACGTGCCATGCTCCAATTCGTCGGCGATCTGCTTGGCGCCCTCGTAGTACGCCGTCCACGCCGTCCGCCGCCGCTCCGTCGTCTTCAGGACACCCTCGCCCTTCGACACCAGCGCGTACATGAATACTCGCAACAGCCGCCGCCGCGCCTCGTTCTGCTGCCGCTCCCAGCTCGCCTCGAAGAAGTGCTCCCGCGCCGTCGCGTTCTGCATGTGCACGTCGCCAAAACCGACCGGGCGGAACATCACGCTCACCGGGTTCACCGACAACGCCGCGGCCGCCTGATTGACGATCTCCAGCGGCAGCGGCGTGTGCACCTCGAGCGCCGTCTTCTTGTACGCCTCCGGGATCTCGACCGCGTAGTCGTTGAACATCACCCGATTGATCTCGCCGTACAGCTCGTCCCGATCCCGAAAGTCGCGCAGCAGCGTCTCTGCCAGATCAATCGTCTGCCGCTCCGCCTCCACGTCCGCGTCCGCGTCCGAGCGGGCGGCTAACGAATACGTGGCCACTGTCCACCTGTAGTCATATACTCCTCGCCGCTATGCTTTCCCGACTGCTCGTCAGCCTCGCCATGATCGCCGCCCTGGTCTACCTGCTCGCCTCCGGTACCGCGAGCAGCTTCTTCTTCTGGCTCGTCCTCGCCGGCATCGCCACCCTCGTCATCGGCACCCTGTTCGAGGTCGTCCGCTACTACGGCCGTTAGCCACTGCAGCGGCACCTCCGCCGCTTCCGCCCACTCGTCGCCGATCTCACCACCTTCTCGACCACGCTGCCGGTCTTCCACCCACCTGGCCAGCACGGCCGCCGCCAGCAGCTTCAGCGGATCCCGCACCGGGTACGCGAACGCGTCCGTCATCCGCATCGCGTACGTCCCCGCCCGGAGCCCGCGCCCGTGATGGCTCACCACAGCCCAATCACCTTGCCCACCACCCACACCAGCAGCAGCACGAGCACGAGACTCAGCACCGAGTAGGCGCTCACGCGTCCCGCCAGGTGAAGTGCCGCGTAAAGTTGCAGCAGCCCGCGAACGTCGTCCAGAACAGCGGCGTGCGCGGGGAAAAACACCACTGCCGCCGCCAGTAGCGTCTCGAGCTCACCGCCGCTGCTCCGTCACGAACAGCACCGTCAGCGCGTGGTTGTGCAGCTTGCTGCCCGCCGGCCCATACAGCCCCAGCCCCACGCGATGGCTGCCCAGCACCGGCTGCGGCCAGTAGTACACGCCGCTGACCGTCGCCGCGTAGCTCGCCTCCGGCGCGTCGATCGCCCCCAGCGATACCCCCGTCACGCCCGCGGCACCGTCCAGCATCAATTGCCACAACAGCCGCTGCCCCTTCGTCGGGATCGACGCCAGAAACGCGAACTCGAACCGCACCAGCGCTCCGCTGAACGTACACGTGCACTGCACCGGCGTCTCGACCAGCACGTTCGTGGACGGCAGCGTCCAGTCAGGCGTCCCCGCATACCTGCCAATCAGCGCCGCCGCCGCCTCCGGCGCCAGCGCGTCCGTCGTGATCGACCCCACCGGCAGCACCACCGGCCCACCCCGCACGATGAACGGCCCCGTGTGCAGCCGTACCCCATCCGTCGCCTGCTGATAGCCGTTGCTCTGCCAGACCGCAGCCGTCACCAGGCACCCTCGCCTTGCTCGATCCAATCACGGAGCTCCTCAGCCGCCTCCTCAAAGGAGTACTCGAGCCACCACGTTTCGCCCCAGCGCTTGCGCGCATACCCACGCACGCGCCGCGCCCAACTCCGCGCCTCCGTCCGCCTCGCACGCGCCTCGTCTTCCTTCTCATGGCACGGCGGACACACCACCATCAGATCCGCCGGCACCTCTTCGCCTAACCGGTCATACGTCAGATGATGTACCTGCAGATCGACCGTGTCCCCACAACTCTGACACTCGTACCCAGCACGCTCGAGCGCGGCCTGCCGCTTCATCGCCCACTCAAGACTCGCCAGGTACTCGACGTACCGCGAGGAGTGAACCGTAGCCGTCACCCCCAGCTCACCCTGCTCCGCCCCGGTGCCGGCGGCGCCGCTTCCGCGCATAGCCCGTACCGCAACGCGTCCGCCGCGTGGTCCTCTACCTTCTGCCCACGCACCACGTCCGCCACGTCCTCCGGGTCCAACTCGTCATGCACCAGGCTCGGCAATTCTCGACACAGGTTCGGCGCTCGCCCACGCATCACCTGCAGCCGCGGCACCCCCTCGTCATGCGCCATCGCCCGCCGCACCACCGCCCACCCCTGCTTCCTGTTGTTCTGGCCCGCCCATAACCCACGCAGCCCATGCTGCGCGTACACCTGCGCTATGCTCGGCCGCTGGCTCTCCGTTCGCGGGTTGAACATGCTCGGGTCCAGCACCTTCAGCACCAGCGACTCCTCACCACTCCGCTGCTTGATCAACTCCGCCTGCTGCTCGTCCCGGAGTCCGCTCGCATACGCTTCCCGATACACAAAAATCTGTCTCGTCTCCGGACTCCGCGCCATCCATAAACAGCAGAACGGCACCGCAAATCCGTAGTCCACACTCACCCACTTCGGCCAGTCCGCCGGAATCTCGAACGGCTCTACCACGTGCACCTTCGGATCCCACTCGTGGAAGTACATCCCCTCCGCCGCGCACCACTCCCCCAGCCGCAGCCTCCGATACTGATACCCGCTCAGCGAGTCCAGCGTCCGCATGTACTCCCGCCCGAACTCCGTCCACTCCCCCCGCTCGTGCTCCCACAACATCGGGTTGTCCTGGTGCTCCGACTCCAGCAGCCGACACAATCCCTCGTCACACCGCACCTTCAGCCAGTGCTGCGGGTACGTCGGATTGCAATCCCCCACAATCTGCTGGTAGCTCAGCACCCCATTCCGCAACCTCGACACCAGCAGCTCCCAGTCCAACTGGTCGAGCTCCGTCGCCTCCTGCACATAAATAAAATCGAACTCCGTCGACTTGATCTTCTCAGGATCGTCCAGACCCGCGACCGCCACCACCGCCCCGCTCGGATACCGGTACTCCTGGTCTTCCGTCCAGAACCGTACCCCGCTCGGCTTCGGCAGCACCTTCTCCTCGTACGTCACCAGCGCCGCCTGCGTCAGCGTCTTCCGTACCTTCCTCACGATCGCCCCGCGGATCGGCACCTGCATCGCCACCAGATTCAGCTTCTCCAGCGCCGCCCTGCTCTTCCCCGTCCCCGCCGGCCCCGCCAGCAGCACCTCCCGCCTCCTCTCTTTCATCACTTCCAGCGCCGCCCCCCGCGGCTCGTACGACCGCTCTTCCGCTTTCGCCTTCCGCCGCCCCCCGCGCTCGACGAGACTCCGACTCACCTGCAATCCCGCCATGCGGAAAATTTGTGCGCGTCTCCTATAGGTTTCCGGGGGCGCGAGCCGATCGGGCAAGGTTCGGCCCCCCCTACGCCCTCGAGCTTCCAGGTCCGCGCCGCGGGCGCACGTTCCACATACAGAACGTGCGTGCTTGCGAGTCGCGCTACCGTGTCACGGTTGAGGTTATGACCACACTTTGAGATTGCATCACGCGCTCCGGCTGGCTTACTGCACCCACCACTGCACCTACAGAACATCGGACGGATCGAAGCCGGCGACCGCCTTGATCACCGGCGTAACGCTCACGTCGACCCGGTCGCGATACCGTTCTGGCGCTCTGGCCCGGAGTAGGAACATAAGAAGCTGATCACTGTAGCGTTGAATGGTGCCTACTTCTTTGCCATGCTGGTAGACCGGTTCTGCTATGCCATCCTTAGCACGTCGCCAGGCTTCACGTTCCAGTACTTCAGTAGCGCGAACGCCAGCCTCATTGAATGCTGCCGCAAATTGATCGTCGTGTTCCAACCATTGATAGACGGTATGACGATTGATGTTCACTTGCTTAGCGGCCGTTGATATGTTGCCTGTTCGTGCATACGTTTCGATGAAACGCTCACGCGCATGGGCCGGTTGGTTTGTCTGCCGGTTTGCTCGCGTTGTGAGTCGACGGTCGGGCCGTGGTAATCGGGTGAGGGTAGGTGAGGCGACGTGAGCGCGACGGTGATAGTTGAGAATGTCGCGACTGAGGGAGTGAGCCTGCGCCAGCTTGACCACGGGTGTGTCCCCAGAGGAGAGGCTAGCGTTGATCGATTCAGCTTGTGGGTGTGAGCACACACAACACGGCATGTGAGCGCCAGTGTGA